TGCTGCCACGCTGACAAGCGCGGTCAACGCCAGTGCCAGCAAAGTTCGAATCGACTTCATTTGTGGTGCTCCTATGTGGGCTACGTTGGGAATGCAAAAGCCCAGCGCGATGGCTGGGCTTGGTAATGGATGGCTACGTGCTGCACGGCGGATTTATATCACCGCAACTCCGTAGCATCTACAGTTGAATATTTCGCCTGGTCCCGCGCGAATCCCCTGCGCTTGGTCAGAGATCGGCGGATCGTCATAACGGAACACCTTGCCCGCTAGCACACGGTGATCGTGGCGCACGCTGGCATCGTTCGCAGTCATCCACACATAATGCGTTGCACCTACCGATTCAGCCCGCGCGCGGTTCAGTGTTGCCGACACACGGGCAGTCTCGGTGCGCGCTATCAGCGTCGCCCGTGATGCCGTAACTTCCGACGTGCGCATGATCTCTTTCGCAAGTTCATCGGCCCGCGAACTGTTCACGCGCGCCTCGGTGGCGATCTTGTGTACCCGCTTACCCGCATCGCGCGGAATGCTGGTGATAAGGTCTACCTGCTCATCCAGCAACTTGCGCATCGTGTCACCGATCTCGGCTCCCTGGATTTCCTTGTGCAGCGCGCGGCCCATCTCCAGGCCATGCTCTTTCCAGGCGTGTTCGTCGCGCTTAGCAACATCGGTCAGCATGCGCCATGACACTGCCTTGGCCCACGGGCGCAGCAGCTCGGCGTACTGGTCCAGCGCGCCGCTTATCACGCTAGGGTCGGTCACGATGCCGTTTGGCGCGTGGCCGGTGACGATATCACCAACGGCGCGCGCGATCTTGCGCAGGGCAACACCGTATTGCTGGTCAGCCCGACGCACGCCAAGGAATGGGCTTTTCTTGGCTGCGCGCGCTTCGGCTTTGAGATTGCGCCGGCGCTGGGCGTTCTTGCCGTCAAATATCGCTACCACGATCTTGCCATCCATTGCGCGATTCGTTGCGTGCCTCTCGAATGCGTTTTTCAAAGCAGAAATAGGCGCATGCAGCATAGATCATCAAGCCAAATCCAATTACGACTAACAGAATTCCAACGCATGCCAGCGCGATAAGCAAGCAATTTTCAATCATTCTGCGCCTCCAGGCTGCACCAATGTTTCAGGCAACTCAATGTCACCCTGCTCCTTGACCGTTTCGCCTTCCGGTATCGCAGGAAGAAGCTCTTCGCTGGCCGCCTCGATATCCTCATCCGTGATCGTGCTGTAGATGCCGCAGATGTGGCTTGCCGCGCGCAGTTCTTCCAGCGCCGTACGTGCGCTGATCAAGCCTGCCTCAAATGCCTTGACGATGGCATCCGTAGTCTTCGCGCCAATGTCCGCCTTCTCGGTCTCCGACAGTTGCCACAGCGGGCGGAATTCCAGTCGGAAGCCGTCCGGCAGCTCGATCTTGAGTGAGCGCGCGAGGATGCGATATACCTTCGTGATTCCAACCCGCAACGACTGCTCTTGGCGTTGCTTGATACCATCGTAGTACGTGCGCAGGTCAGAATCGCCCGAGCTGTTCAGTCCGGCCGGCGATTGGCCGAACAACCGCACCAAAGGCACCTGCAGCGCGCCGGATATCTGCTGTCCGAATTGCAGCAACGCATCTGACAGTCCGCTGAATGCCGTGTGCCCCTGAATCTCAAGCTCGTCATTACCATCGATCATCGTCATGCCTTCGATCCCCTGGTAGCGGGTGATCTGGCTGACGTACTTCGCAATGCCATCCAACTGCGGGCCGCCGCTTGCAATGATATCGGTCAACCCTTGAACCTTGAGCGTGCGCAGGTAGGACTTGTACACAAGCTGCGCGGCGCCGGTCGATGCCGAGTCGAATGCCACCATGCGATCATAGAGCGGTTCCAACACGCTCAAGCCCCATAGGTTTTCCGTTAGCTTCTGCCAGTACGGCAGCTCAAGCCCTTCAAGGCGGATGCACCGGCTATGGTGGATCGTCATGCGCGGAAGTGCTGGCGCATCTGCCGTCACTGTGTAGTACCGTGGCAAGCCCATGCTTGGGCCGTACTCTGTAACAAGGTCTTGCAGGCTAGGCGTAACCATCCAGCGATCGAGCACAAGCAAGCCTTTGAACTGGCCTGGACCGATCGATTCCTCGCGCAAGGGCGTGCGAGGGTCTTGCCCATCAATCAGCAGCACAGCGAGGCAGCCGCCATAGAGCCGCGACCATTTGATCGTGTTGTTCAGCTTGGGCCAGATGCCCAGCTCGACGGCTGCCTCGTCCAAGGTCTCCGTGTCGCCGGGATGAAGCTGGCCTTTCAGCTCGATGCCACCGCGCGTCATGTCGTCGGCAATGACGTTGACAGCCACGCCGCCAATCCAGTTGCCACGGTAAATCCATTCCAACAGCGTGCGAATGCGGCTGATGGGGTTGAACCCATACGTGCTGCCCGACATTAGATTGTCGGTGCCCAACCCCAGCTTGGCCTGGAAATTTTGGAACGAGTCCCGGAACTCACTATCCCGCGTATGGGCGCGCTCTTGCCGGCGGGCAGCATCCACCGCTGACTTGACGCTGTGCTTCTTGGACATGTGGTTACGGATCAATGTAGCCATCTTCCAATGGCTTCAGGCGAAGTTGTTTTCTGATCTCATGACCAGACAACACTTGCACATCTGGCGTTCCAATGCGGTATTGGAACTTATCGCTCGCTGGCAGAAAGTCATCAAGGTTGATCATGGCATTTCCCGATGTAATCGAATGCGCCTCATTCTATCGCGCATGTAATTGCGCATGTATTCGGCACGTTCTGGTGTCTGCTTATGTCGGTCAGCCATGCGGGATTGTTTAACCACCACATCAGCAGCGTGTTTAACCACCACGGCTTGTTTAACCACCATCTTGCATTTGTCGTGTTGCCATGCGCCGCGAGGCCAGTAACTCTCACCGCAATACGGACAAGCCAGCTTTTGCTGTGTCATTTAGCCAGCCGCGCCCACTTGTCCATCACATTCCGCGCCGGACTGAACGTCATAAGCAGCCCCTCGGCAATGTCCGGCGATCGCAGCCCGCGCTTGCGCATGTCGTCCTTCGACTCGGCCACCAGCTCACCGTCGTGGTTGTACTTGTAGCGCACGCTCGATACTTCGCCGGCCAAGTCGTCGGCCAGCTCGTCGCGCTGCACGATCACGGGGCAATCCTCTGAATACCAGCGACGCATCTCAAACCATAGCCAGTCGCGCAGCTTTGCCGGCTTGGCCTCACGCGGCACGGCTTGACCATCACGGTACTTCGTCTGCGTGACCTTATCTTCGTCCTTGTCCGGCGAGCGTTCGGCCACGTTGACTGCTATCACTGGCTCGCGAAGCTCCTTGAGTCGATCAACTACGCCAGCGCCTACGCCGATCTCATCCACATAGATCGCATCAGCCCGCCACTCGATGCGCAAGCGCTTGGCTTCGTTGGCTGTCGCCATCGTATCCTGCTTGGCCTTGATCTTCACATGCTCAATGACATTGCCATGGCGCAGCACGAATGTCGTGCGGTCGTCGCCGTAGCGCGCCACGTCCACGCCCAGGCGTCGATCACCGTGGCGACTGGCCGGTATCTCGCGCGTTACCAGCGCCTCGGCATCGTCCACAGCGATGATCGTGTCATCGTCTTGCTTCGGAAACTCCCCATCAGCCCGCACCCGAACCACATTCGAGCCTTCGCCGAACTTGCGTATCAGTCCCTCTCGGTAGCCAGGATCAACTAGGGGCGAGTCAGCGCAGGAGAAATGCAGCGCTGTGTATTCACGCTTGCTCTTCTTGTGCGAGTCAGCGAAATATCCGGTGTTGCGTGTCGGGTTGCCGACCATCAGCAGCCGGGCGCCGTGACTCGACAGCGCGCCCTCGGCCACCTCAAAAATCTTGTCGTCTACCCCTGATGCCTCTTCGACCACGAAGAGAATGTTGCCGCCTTCGTCCGCTTGCTCTACGGCGCTGCCGTCCTCACTGATGCGAATGTTCGATGCGTGTAAGCCTTGCAGCGCATCGGGGTTTTCCTTGCGCGCCGTCCTGGCCGCCGCGAACCATTCCGTTCCAGCCTGCCTGTGCGCTATGCGATCCTGCGTGATCTCGAATGCGGCGCCCAAGTACATATCAGGGTGCAGGCCCAGGCCGCGGCTGAATTCATCCGACCGGCGCAACGTCTTGGCTAGTTCGCTCCACAGCACGTCGCGCAGTTGGCTGGCGCTGGGCGCAGTGCATGGTATCTTCGGGTACTCGAAGCAGTCCAGGAACCACCATATCACGGCCGATACAGCAGCCGACTTACCTACACCGTGCCCTGCCCTCGCGCTTACCTTGGCGCCGCTGGGGGCAATCGCTTCGACCAGTTGCCGCTGCTGACTGGTGAGCGAGAGACCTAGCCTATCGTGCGCATACCAGACCGGATCGCGCTGCCAATCCTCTAGCTGCTTTAGCCAGGCGTCACGCAGTACCTTTTTCACGCGCGGCCTTCCGGGCGCGGATCAGATGGAGGCCGCCCATTGCTGTGTCTTCGTCTTCATCGCCCGTGCCGAGCACTTTCTGCGGATCAGCCTTACCCGTCATGAACATCGCTGGAAGCTGAGCGGCTTCAAGTGCACCCTTTTGTGCAAATGTAACTCCCTTCAGCAACTCTATATCGCTGAACGGTTCAGCCATGTCGATCTTCAACGCTTGTTCATTCGCGATCTGCGACAAGATACGAGACGTTCCAGAACTCAGCGCACCAGCCGCCGCCATGTTGGTATTTATTACCTTCAGGTCGTCGGCGACAGTACGAATAACCATGCGTTGGGAAATTGGTAAACGCTCGACAGCAAGCTCAGCCGTAGCCAATTGATTCGCAAGCGTTTTCGTCTGTTTTACCCGCTGGGAAATGCGTGCGCTAATGCTGGCTGGGTCAATTTTGAACTCACGGGCGAGAGCGCGCATAGCTTCGCCCTTCAGATGACGCTGTTCGATCTCCGACCATTGGTCTTCAGTAAGTTTGCTCTTACGTCCCATTGGCAATCAGAACACTGCGCCGTCCAATCTCAGCGATGTCTGCCTCATCCAGCTTGAACCATTCTCCGCGAATACGCTTGCTATCGAATAGTTCATGCAACTCGTTTTCTTCGTTGTACATGTTCTCCACGTAGTACGAACATGCACCAGCATAGTTTCCAAACTACTGGCTGTGTCATACGGTGCCACCATGTTATGCTCGACCAG